AATAATTCCTGTTGGTCCTAACATTGACCCCGCAAATAATATCAATCCAGTTACTATTGCAGGCCACCAATCTTTAATAAATCTAAAAAGACTACCAACCTTTTTCTGATTAGCAGGATCACTAAACCAATTCATAAACATCATTACTGCTTTAGCCAATATAAGTCTCTTTAACCAATCCACCATCTTTTGGAAAGCACTCTGAACAGGTGCAAGCATCTTCTTACCTACCTTTTGAATACCTGCACCTATACCCTCACCCTTCTGCTCTTTCTTATCTCTCTTATCTTGTTCATCATCTATATCAGTATCATCTTCTCTAGCTCTATCCAAGTCCTGCTGTCTTATTAATGTATCATGAATAGAAGTAGTAGAATCAGCAATGTTCTGTATACTTTCACTCAATGGACTCTTAACTTTATCCTCATCAGTATCAGGTTCTAAATCTGATATATTCTTTCCAATATCAGACCTTTCTGCTTGAAGTATTTCCTTTATTAAAGATATCTTCTTCTCATTAATAGAAACTCTTTTCTCTAAACCAAGAACCTTTTCAAGAACACTCCTTGTATGAGTAGCAAGTTTACTAATACTAGAATGTATACTCTTTAACTCTTCGGATATACCTAAACCACTTTGTGTATCATCATCAGGATCTAATTCACCAATTGCTGGATCTTCAGGTTCAGGTTCAGGTTCAACACCAGGAAATTCCTCATCAGGTTCAGGTTCAGGTTCACCATCTATAGGTTGTAAATCAGTCTCAGGATCTATTGCAGGATCTGGTTCAACAATTACTGCCTGTTCAGGTTCAGAATCTCCATCCAGTATAACTTCGTCAGGTTCAGGTTCAGGTTCAACAATTACTGCCTCATCAGGTTCAACAATTACTGCCTCTTCAGGTTCGACAATTACTACCTTATCAGGATCTCCATCCAGTATAGCTTCGTCAGGTTCTCCTTCACCTTCAGGTTCTCCCTCACTATCATCTATAGGTTGTAAATCAGTCTCAGGATCTATTGCAGAATCTGGTTCACCAAATATTACAGGTTCTCCTTCACCTTCAGGATCTTCTATCGCACCTTCAGGATCTCCATCCAGTATAGCTTCGTCAGGTTCTCCTTCACCTTCAGGTGTACCTCCTGTTGTTCCATCCCAATCTCCAGGTACTTCCTCATCCCAATCTTTAGGTGTCTCTGGTGGTCTCTTTGCACTTGGTCTTCCTCTCCTTCTCCTTCTTCGTTTCTTTTTATCGATTGCATCTTCTAAACCATCCTGTATATTTTCTACTATTATTGTTATTGCATCAGTTTGTTTCTCAAGTTCTATCACCCGCAACAAAGTTTTCCTTTGCATTCCAAAGGACTTACTTAAGGTCTTATGTATCTTTGGTAAATCTCTTAATTTACCCTCAATTCCATGTATTAGATTATGATTAAAGTCAACTTGAGCCGCCAGTCTCATATGAGGTTCGTGCTTCTCCCTCAGAGACTGTATAAATCCTCCTCCTGCATATTTGTAGGGTTTACCTTTTGGCATTCTTTTGCTGCTGTTGCTTTAATTTTTCTTCTTCAAGATGTTGTTGAAGAAGACCCACATAGATATCACGTTCCCAAGGGATCATGTTTTCTATTTCTGTTAATGAATATTTATGGTACTGCATCAAAGCAAAATTCAACCTGAAGTAATTCTCCAAGTTCATATGCACCATGCCTAGGCGAAAAAAGATGCTAATCCCTCCAATACCACTTCACTCTCAACTTTAGTCTTTGGATTAGTTACCATAAACTTATGAGTTAATTTAGGCATTGTAGTAAAGAAACCTTCAATCTCTTTGAACTGTGAGGAATTCATCGACTCAAGAAACTCATTCAATTCCTTCTTG